CGCCGCGCGCGCGCCCTCCCGCCCGGCCGCCCATAGAGGGCGCACAGGGCCATGAAAAAAGCCGCCTGCTGACTGCGCTGCGGCTTTTTGCCGCTCTAATTCGAGATGCCAATCCCGGCCGCTGATCTCCAGCGGCACGCTCATCATAGAAGCCCGCCGCATGGAAGTCAACACAAGCCGGGCGCTGGCGCCGGAAACCGTCAAAAAATCCTTGTCAGTTCGCATCGCAAAGCTCCAGCTCGGCAGCTAGGTAGCACTTCCGGCGCGATCCGTTAGCGCACGGAACATCGACGACGTAAACCAGGCGTCCGCCCATGCCGTAATACCACGCGCGGCCGACTCCGCGTTCCCGGCCGACGCGCGAAATGACGCAAGCGCCGATCGCAAACTCGGTTTGTTGGGTCGCTTATTCTCCGGGTGCGGCAGGCGAGTGTTTTTCGAATTGATGTTGCGTTGTCATGCCAATCTCCTTGGCGTCGCTTACGCGGCCGCGTTGTCATTGAACAAATCGAAATTGCCTTTTTGTGCGCGCGCGAGATTGATCGCCGCCTGGTTGTAGTAGCTTTGCTTGAGCTCGATTCCGATAAACCGCCTGCCCATCTGCAGCGCAGCGTAGCCTTCGCTGCCGATGCCGGCAAATGGCGATAGGACGATCTCTCCGGGGTTTGTCCAGAGCTCGATTCCGCGGCGCACGACTTCAAGCTGCAGTGGGCAGATGTGCCGTTCGTCTTCGGCTTCTCTGGCGCTGGCGTATTGGAGGGTGTCCGACGGGTTGATGTCCATCCAGATCGGGCTAGCGATTTTTTGCCAGTGGGCCACCGGGTATTCGGCGGCGCTGTGGCGAACGCGCTCGACGACTTCGCCGGGGGCGCGCATGGTGATGAGGTAGTCGGGCAGGCCCTGCCGGCACATGCTGGCATTTTCGCGGACGCTTTTGTGCAGGAGTCCAAGCGCTTTGGTGCGCTGCATTTGAGTGACCGGGTCTTTCCAGATGACGACTTCGGAGTGGTAGATGAATCCCCGTTTCTGGAATGCTCGAATGAGGTCGCCCCGAAAATCGCGCAGTCCGATATAGCCGTCGCGTTCTTTGCTGGAGGGCAGCGGCATGCAGTGGAATGAGACATTCCGGCCGGGTCGCATGACGCGGGCGAGTTGGCGGACGACATAATCGAAGTGGTCGAGAAATTCTGCGACGTTCCGGCAGTTTCCGAGGTCTCGCGGGCTGTTGCTGTAGGTGTAGAGGCTGGCGAACGGCGGCGAGAAAATGGCGTAGTCGACCGTGAAGTCGGGCAGTCCGGCGAGGACTTCGATGCAGTCGCCTCGATAGAGTGACCAGTCGGTGCCGTGGGTTTGGGTCTCGCAATTCATGGGTTTTCCGTGGTTCGTTCGAGTCGGGTAAACAGGCGGCGCATAGCGTAGCTGCGGGCGATGCTGATGAGGGTGAAATAACCGCCGATCAGGAGGTTGTCGGCCAGCGGGAGGTGCACGCCAAAATGGGGCAGGATGGCGAGTTGCGAGCCGACGGCGACGCCATAGCCGACGAGGACGTTGGCCATGGATTCGAGCATGGAGTGGGTGCGCGTTTGCATTACGCGGCCTGCAGAAAAGCGGGGACGATAACGGGCTCTGCCGCGCGGTATTCGTTGGTTTGGCGCTGGTTGCCGAGTACGGTGCTGCGCACTGCGGCCTGGGTTTCTGCGGCGAGGGATTGCCAGGCGAGGCTGGCCTGGGCTTCTTTGCGCTGCAGGTTGCGCACGACTTGGCCTTCGCGATCGGACGAGAAAACGTGGACTTCGACCGGGCGCTTTTGGCCGTAGCGCCAGCAGCGGCGAACGGCTTGGTAGTACATTTCGAAGGAGTGGGTGACGCCGACGAAGGCCATCAGTCGGCAGTGCTGCCAGTTGAGCCCATATCCGCAGATTGAGGGCTTGGTGATGAGTACGCGGATTCGGCCTTCGGCGAAGGCGCGCAGGCGGGCTTCTTTCTCGTCGATGGTGTCGGCGCCGGAAACTTGCACGGCGCCGGCGATCGTTTTTTCGAGGAGGTCGCCTTCGGCGTTGAGGTCGCACCAGACGATTGCCGGTTCGTCCGGATGGGCGTTGATGAGGTCGGCGCAAGCGCGGGCGCGCGGCTCGATGGTGTCGCGCCGCGCCTGCCGTTGGTCCATGAGCGTCTGCGCTTCGTCGGCGAACAGGCCGTCGAGGGTGCTGAGCGGGGTTTCGATGGTGTGCTGATGGACGCTGAGCGGTGGGAGGGTGTAGCCGTCCATGCGGTAGCCGAGGTCGGCCGGCGAGCGGATCATGGCGCCCCACTCGGCGACCCACTGCCAGAAGGCGGCGCGGGCGTGGCCTTTGAGGCGCCAGGTCTGGGTGTCGCCGCCGTCATGCACGAAAAACTCGGCGAGCATTTCGGGGCGGCTGCGAACGCCGAGAAATTCGGCATGGGTGCCGAGCTCGGCGTAGTCGTTCGGGGCGGGCGTGGCGGTGGCGCAGAGTTTGAACGGGGTTTCGGCAAAGGCGGCGCTGAGCGTCGAAAATGTCTTGGCGCCGTGATGCTTGATAATGCTGGATTCGTCCAGCACGATGCCGCCGAAACGGGCGGGGTCGAGCAGGTGCAGGCGTTCGTAGTTGCAGATGGAGATGCCGGGGCGTACGTCCGCAGCGGTGCGCACGTGGTTGACCGGTACGAAGATGGAGCGGCCTTCGCTGACGGTCTGGTCGGCAACGGCGAGCGGGGCGAGGATGAGGACATCGCGGCGCGTGGTGCTGCGAACGGTGTCGGCCCACGCGAGTTGCATGCGGGTTTTGCCGAGCCCGGTGTCGCAGAACAGCGCGGCGCGGCCGCGCCGCAGGGCAAATGCGGTGAGGGCTTCCTGAAACTCGAACAGGCCATAGCCGGTCGGTTGCTGTTCGATTCCGGCCGTGAATTGCGGCTGGAATTTGCGGGCGAGGAAGTCGCTGTAGGCGGGGTCGGACATGGCGGTTGCTCAGTAGGATGATGCGACAAGCAAAATGAGGCCAAAGGCAGCGCAGCCGAACCCGCCAAGGAATGCGAAAAGAATGCCGAGATTGAGCCATGTCGGGACATCGTCGTGCGCGATGTCGAAACATCGGATGCAGGCGAGCCCGAGCGTTCCTGTCAGCAGGCCGATCAGCGTGATTTTGAGTGCGAACAGGGTCATGTCTGGAGTCAATCCGTTGATATGCTGTGGCTTTCGGTGTTCGACGCGTCAGGGTTTGTCCCGCTGGGCCTCAGCCCAGCGAATGACTTCGACCGCTCTGAATCTCGGGTGGGACCGCGACCCTTTGCGAATGACGAGTCGAATCGGCGCCGGGAAACCGGGTGCGTGCGGCATGTGCTGCTGCACGTAGCTGGTCTCCAGCCGCAGGTAGTGCGCGATTTCAGCGTAGGTCCACAACCGGTGCGCGATCGGAATAATGCGAGGGGGAATGTGCTGCGCGATCTCAATCGCGAGACGGTCGATGAGTTCGATTTGAGGGTCTTGAGGAGTCATCGCCGGCTCAGTCGACAAAGGTTACGGTGCGCTGTGCCATCGCAACCGGAGCGACCTTGAAAACGATTGCGTCGCGGTGCGACGTTTTCAGCTCGTTGAATGCCTCGTCTGCGGTTTGCGTGATCCATTCGACGACGACTCTCCCGTTTTCAAACCTCGCAAACGCGTACGCTCCGGTGGCACGAAGCTTTTCCACGCAGTCGGCCAGAGACAACGGGATGTGTTCTTGTTGCGCATCGGGTGGGGCGCCAGCAACGGGCTTTTGTGTGGTCTCCGACGAAACTACGCTTCGAGCGATGCCGCTTGTGTCGGGCATGGGCTCGTTAATGGCCATAATCATCCGTAGCATATAGGCAGTCGAAAGCTCAGGGCAGATTACGTCATCCTGATCATGCATGTCGTCGGACGATGCCGTCTCGGGGAGAGGTTCGGCGCTTGGGTACGAGCCTTGGTCGTCATCCGCGCGTTCCTGCTCGGTGTCGGATGGCGGCATTGGCCGCGTTTCGACGTCATCCGGCGCTTGCTGCGCGTGGGGGTTGCCGGCAACATGGTCTGCGGTTGCGTTTTCGGGCTCTGCGTTTTCCGATTCATGCTGACGGCGGAGAACGTAGTCTCGGCCTGCCTTGGTAAGGCTATAGGCAAGCGTTCGGGTGACACCGTCGAGACGCTTTTCCAGCAGCCCGGCCATAATGGCTTGCGTGGCGTTGACGCGAACGGATCTTTGCTCGATGCCAAGAGCGTCCGCAAGCTCTGCGACGGTCTGCATGCCATCAGCCCAAATTTTCCGCAGCATTCGCAGCCGAGTTCCGTTTACTCGCCCGTTCGGATTGGGGGTTTTCCGCAGTTGCATTTTAGTTGTCCTTGGTGGTTGAAAGGCTGAGTCTGTCGACTTCGATTTGAATCATTTCCTCTGTGGAGTATTCGCGCAGGCGTTGCCGGGGAATTCTCCTGTAGGCTTGGTAACAGTCATAAGTGACGGCAATCGCGTCGGCGAGAGTTTGTTCGTCGATCATGTTCCCTGTGGCGAGACATTGCTGTATGCGCTCCACGGATGACATGTCCAGCGTGAGGTTTTCGCCGGAGACGATGCGCTGCCAGCAACATACCCAGCCTTCAAGGGCCGCCGCTGTCTCGAGATATTCGTCCGTGGACCAGCCACGCATTACCGGCCTGTCATTGATCGAGTCGACTTCGCCGGACTTGATGGCGTTAAGGATGTCGAAAACCGGCCGGAATGCGATGAGCGTTTCAACTGGGCTTGGCGGTTGTTTGGCCCTATTCTCAGCCCATCGAAGCGCATTCGCCGCGCTCTGTTGGCGACTGCGCCTCTTCTTGCCAGTCTGGGTTTTCATTTGCTCCTCCGAAAATCCGGCTACACCGGCGATGATGCGAATGCCGCAGGCGTAGAGAAACAGCAGCAGCGATGCTGCGATGATGGTCATGTTAGATGTCACGGCCCCACCGCACTTTCATCCCCGGCGCTTGGGCCTCTCGCCGGTCACGGTTCTTGCGTATCCAGTCGCCGCTTTTGTTCTCGGCTTCCGCTTTCCATCCTGCCGCCGCATAGATGGTGCCGGTATGCACTTCGCAATCTTGGTAACTTACCAGCCGCTCAATATGCGGCCACTTCCGCTTAATCTGCATTGCCATAATCTTGAGCATTCGGCTTGCTGTGTTTTTCGGCGCATCTTCTGCAATCGCCATCCGCCTCAACTCCAGCCAATTGCGCCCATTCAAAAGCCGCGCTATCGGGTCAGTCCAAATCGCCGAGGCGTAGTAAATTCCGTCGTGTTCCGCGCAAAAGCAGGCCAAGTGCCGAACCCTCTGCACGTTGTTTTTAACCACGTTTGGCAATCTGCTATGCCAAAGTTCGGACAGGCGTATTGCCATATCTAGCGAAATCTCGCCAACGTGTAATTGGAGCGGCGAGGTCGGAGTCGAACCGCCTCCCTCCACTTGGAACAGTGGATGCACAACCCTTATGCTTTCGCCGCTTCGTAGGTTCATCGCAGTGACATCTAACCCGGCAGTCCAGCGGACGCCGTGCCGGCGCCGCTGACTTCTGCGTTAGGCGTCATGCCAGTGACCCCAGCGTGAAATCGCCGAGTTGAACTGTGATGTACCCATCGTCCGTTTCGTGGCTCACCGCCTCGCCGTGCCAGCAAAGATGCGCAATGCACTCGCGCATGTGATCGTCAGCCTGGCATTGCGGTATCGCGTATTCGTCAATTCCGCTGGTCGCTTCACCTTCGCAACGGATCAGTTCTTCCGCCGCCGCGCTGGCTATTCGGTGCGCTCGGTCGTCGGCCATCTTTTCGGCAAGTTCGCGGGCAATTTTCCGTTCTGCGTTCATGCTCAATCCTCCGCGCCTAACTAGGCGCTCAAGCGGGACCGTCCGCAAGCGGCCGGCCCCTTAGCTCTGCGATGTCAGCGCTGTCGTCGGCCATTTCCGCACATGCTCGCGACGCGCGAGCTACATATGCTCGGATGGCGTCATTGATAAGATCTGCCATGTTTTTCTCCCATTCGTTGATGCAGGAGAGAGTGTATCCGTATCCGGCGTTTTGCGCAAGCCATATACGGCGTTTTGTGAGCAAAAAAAACGGATCGATGGCTTGGGCGAGCTTTCCCTACCGCCCGAAGCACCTCGAGAAGTGCTCGTCTTCAGCCTCCTTCTGGCGCCGCCTGGCGTCGTCGATCAGGCCGCCATGGTATCGGTATTTCGAGCTTTCGTCCCTGGCGTTCTTGGCAATCGCCGACAGTTCGGCGCATCGGGCCTTTTGCTGTTGGGCCGCCTGTTGAAATTGAGCTGCCCGTTGCGCGTGCAGTTCATCACCGAGCGCTCGACGCGTTTCGAGCTGGCCGGCCAATACCTTCTCGCGCTCGGCCCGTTGGATCACGGCGGCGCGCTCGTCGGAAGAGACCGGCGCGACGTTGATGTGCATCGCCTGCGCGTTGCGCCCGCACGGCTTCTCGGCGTAGGTGACGCGCCCGCCATCGACGCACTTGTACTGCGCCTGTGCCGCCGGCGCAACAATCGCAGCGCAGAGGATGGCCACCCTTGCGGCCGCGGTCAGCCGGCTTTGCCGCCTTGAATCACCCGCAAAGTTCCTCGTTCCCTGGCAAGCAGGGATCGTCCTTTTTTTTCTTGGCACTTTGTCTGTCCTCGATCGTTCTCGCCAGGGAGTCAATGCACGCTCGAACGTCTGGCGTAGCCGCTCGATACGCCTGCACAAGCGCTTTTTCTGCCCCCGACAGCGAGAGGTAATCGTTCCGCTGCTTGTCTTCCACCATTCGGCGCGGCCCGTCGAAGAAATCGCCAGGGGATCGCCCAAGCGCTCGCGCCAGGCTGTCCAGCACATCGGCGGTCGGGTTTTGTTCCTCGCGCCGAATCCTCAAGATGGTCGATGCTCCAACGCCAGACCGCGCTTCGAGCTTCTGCGCGGTGTTGAGCCACGGATCTTCTGCCATCCACGTCCGAAGCTTCCGGCAATTTGCGATTGTACTCCCATCTTTCCATCCTCCATCAAATCAACAGCCGCATGTGGCGCTTGCGTAACGCCGGAACCGGCTATACAATGTCCTCATGAACACGGACCTACTGCAAGAACTCAGCGCCGCGATCAAGGCCAGCGACAAGACGCTGAAGGTGATCGCGGCCGAGACAGGCGTTCCGTACCACACGCTGACGAAGGTAGCCGGCGGGCGCCGCACAAACCCGAGACTTAGCACCATCGCCCCATTGCTGGCGTACTTCGGTATGGCGCTGACAGTATCGCCAGCCACGTCCGGCGCGCCTACCCTAGACCGCCCTAATTTTTAGGAGCAAGCCGCCATGAGGCAATACGAGGACGAGCTCGACGCCATCGCAGCGATGGTTGCTGCATCACGGAAGCCGAGGAAGGAAATCGCCTGCGATCTTTGGCCAAACCTCAAGCCCGATACCGCGTACGCCAAGCTTGCGGCCAAGCTATCGCGGGAGGGCTCAGAGCATTTCCAGATAGGCGAGGTGATCAAACTGATGGTGTCGATCGGGCAGTTTGACCTCCTGTATTTCATGTGCGATTGCACTGCGCACAAGCGCCCGGAAAGGCGCGCCGAAGCCGACGAGCAGGCCCGCCTTGCGGCGGCGGTCCTAACCGCAACCCACGTTTTACAGCAAGCGATCAATCGACTTGATGACATGCAGCCAACACGCCGCCCCCAGCCCCCTCGTCCATGAACTGTCCGGCGGCGAGAGAGTTCATACATAAACCCCCAAGAACACCAGCAATGGGTCCTTCCTGGTCGTCTCGCTCAAGGG